CCTCAAGCTCTTTAAAGCCGAGTTTCTGAACGCGAACCTTGCGCCTGTAATAAGGATTGATTCCAGCCATGTTTCATTCTCCCGAATTGTAGGTTAACCGCGCACGTTGATGTCAGAACCAAGCATTGCGCGTTCTTCTAAGTCCTCAAGGACGCTTAGAAGATGCTTCCAGACAGACGCTTGACCTGCCCGAAACCATATCTCGCGGTCTGCAAGACTCAGGGCCGGACAGGTGTCGGGGAACTGAGACTTCAGATAAGCGATTGTGCCGGGAAGGTCACTAAAGGTTGGACCTTTAGTTAGAACATTCTGTCTTCCTTTAGTGGGTGCTTTTAAATCTCCTAAGGATTCCATAGTCTTACCTCATGTGTCTTGAAGTTGTAATCACCGGTCCTCAAAATATATGCCATCCGAGCGTTCAACAGCGCGTCCTCAATCGTCAAACCCCTTGAAATATAAGCGTTTGTGACGGCATCCCACAGGGGGATTCCTTCTTCGATTGCGGCGTTGAGGATGTCCTGCGCCTTCTTCGGTCCGACCTTCGGGATACCGTGGTATCCGTCCACCGGGTCGCCCATGAGAGTTTGCAGGAAGAACCGGTACTCAGCGTCGATGGGATTGACCTTGATGACGTTCATCTCAGTCCGGTTCCAGTTGTAAATCTGGACCGGCAGGGTCATCATGTCCTTGTCGATGGAGCAGATAATTTTGTCCCCGCCGCAAAGCTGACTGTCGGTAGCATACAGTCCAAGCAAATCGTCAGCTTCAAGTTTCGGTTCTGAGATGACGGTGAAGTTGTCGTTGAGTGCCTTGATAGTGATGTCTAGAAGTTCCGGCTTCTCCTTGTCCTTCCGGTTCGCCTTGTAGTTGGGGTTAATGTCCCGGCGGAAGTTCTTACCGCCAGTTACCATGACGAGGATGTCGGTGGCGTGGACGAGTTCCTTCAACCAGAACACGAACTCCTTTGCGCCAGCATAGGCCATGTCCTGTTCAAGCCACTCACTCACGATACCATCACCCCAATCAACAGACTTCGAATTAACGAAAGCCTGTTGATATAGGATGATGTCACCGTCCACCAGAATCGTCCGAGACTTTTTGGTCGGGCGCTTTTTCATTTCTTCCTCAGAAGCAGGATGCCGCCGATGAGTAGGGCAAGCCCCGCCACGATGAGGACAGCGGGACCGTAGTAGAAAATGTTAGCGAGGGTTTCCATGTTACTCGCGCCCCGTCACCTTAGAGATGAGCCAGCAGAATCCCGCGCCGACAAACAGCACAGCGGCGATAACCGCCGGAACCAGCACCGGCGCGCAGATGAGCGCGATAACGATGAGCCAATCGAAAGACGTAATCCCGATGAGGTTTAGCGTCATCAGGATTATGCCGATGAGTGCAAGGATGCTTGTCATGATTCAGTTCTCCTTTCCCGCCGGATGCAGTTCCTCAAAGAAAGTGTCTTCCGGCAAGTCAAATGGTTCGGTGAAATAGATTTAGGTTCACTCCCCCTTCTTGAGTGCCATAAAGTCGGCAATCTTCTTGTAGCCGAAGCTGGAAGCCACAGCCACGAGGAACGCCCATTGATACCACTCAGGGGTTCCCTTCAGAGAATCGAAGCCAGCCGCCACATACGGGGCCATCGACGGGATGAAACACAGGATAGCCGGGATGCTCAGAACGACTGTGAACCACTCGTCCTTCCATCCAGAGTTCGTGATGCTCGTGTTCTCCCATGCGATGTCGGCTGCCTGCCCGGCCTTCAACCGGGCTTCCAAGCCCTGAGTCTTCGCCTCGTTGATACGCAGGTCGGACTCAAGCTTTGCCTGTTGGCGTTTCTGCCAGCCGGTCACGAGGTCGCTGATGGGTTTGAACAGCCCCGTAATAAGACTTGTGATTGTGATGGGGTCCATAATCACTCTCCTTCGTCTTGGTCAAAATCGAAGGACATCTGCTCCCCAACAGTGATGAGGTAGGGAGCATCGTCCTTGACGTGTTGTTTAGCTTTCCGCTTGCAGAAGTCCACGATGCGCTCACCGGTTTTCTCGTAGTGAGTCCATTGCTCGGGACAGGGTTGTTCCAGTTCGCGCCTATCCATCAGAAGGTTCCTTCCAGTTTTCAAGATAGGACACGAGCGTTCCCAGCTCCCGGTGCATCTTGCGGGTTCGCTCAAGTAAAATGTCGTGAGACAGTCGGTCCATCTTCATCTCAACAACCGACTGCCGGTACTTGTCGAGATAGTGTTCGACCACTTGCAGGTTCACTTCCACTTTCAGCGTCATCATACCTTCACCGTCCTTCCATCAAGGTAGTACCTGACAAGCCAATCCGGTTCGACTGAGAGATAGGGGATGACTACCTCATCAGCATTGACGGGCCATGCGATAAGAAGCATCAGCGCGAAGAAGAACGTGATGGCGAGTGTCGCAACGGTCCAACCAAACTTAGACCGCATTGGACGACGCCCCACGTGCGAAGTTGGCTTGCATGGTTTCCAGCGCCATGAGCCTCTGCTGAATCGCAAAGTTCTTCTTGCGGAGGTTGGTGATGGCGTCGATATAGTCCCACACATTGTTCGCACGATAGTAGCCGCTGTTGTTAGACGTGGAGATGATGTCCGCCTCACGGTCCGTCACCATCTCAGCGATGTACCGGCGGATAGCCCTGTCGGTGAAACCGGTGATGGCCTTCAATTCGTTTCTGGTGATAGAGTTCGCCTTCCCGACGGGGATGGCGTTCAGAATAGTTCTCTTTTCGTATGTCATCATAGTGTGTCTCCTTTATGGTTGATTTGGTACGGCACAGTTCTGGTTACAGTAAACCGCGTCGTACACTTTGGTTGCGAACTCCAAGAGTCCTTCTGGACTCATGTCTTGTTTCATTCGGTTGGCTTTAGAACTTACTACCCAAACATTGTCGCGGACATAGCCGAGAGTCGGGTCAATCCGGTCCAGCGTGGGGCTGTTGCCCGATGGTTTCCCCTTCCCATTTTTAGAAATAATTAAGGGTATCCCAAGAATCGGGCAATGTGTCGGAACAAGGATGTCTTGTGGAGTAAGGTCAAATGGCAAACCGCGCTTCTTTGCGCGTTGTTTGGCAGAACACCACATACTATATGCGGGATTGGCACGATGCCTTCCTGCGAAGTATATAGAGAAACAGGATTTACACTCGTGCCGTTTTCCCGAGGGTGCTTGTGGGTTGCGATAAAACTCATCAAGCGGCTTAACTTTGCCGCATTTGATACATCGTTGCGTCTGACTCAATGAACTTCCGCCCAATTCTTTCCGATATGGTACTCACCGGAGAGAGGGCAACGGATGTTGAACAACTCCCCCGCACGTTTGATTGCGTTAACCATCGCTTCACCTACTTTCTGTGCGTCCTCTGGACGACACTCTGCGGCCCATTCGTCGTGACACCACAACACCTGCTTGAAATAGATGCCCTGTCGCCGCAGGTCTTCGTGGTACAAAAACATCGCCTTTTTCATGATAATCGCACCCGCCGACTGAAGCAGAAGGTTGAGTGCTGAGTGAAGGGACCGGACGTTCAGATGCCTGCCGTCCAGACCGATGAGATACTTCCGCGCCCGAGCGATGGACTTCACGCCCTCCGCAAGTTTCGCGTAAGCCGGGACGTTCTCAAGGAACCGGTCTCGCAACCGCTTTCCCTCACGCGCACCCTTACCTGTGATGGAGCCGAGCTTTTCGTCACCGCCACCGTAAATCATGGCATAGATGAACGTCTTAGCTTGGTCCCGAGTAGTGAGTCCCGCCATGTGCTGATTGTGCGTATGTACGTCACCGTCGAGGATGACCTTAACGTACTCCCCGCCGTCATACTTGGCGAGGTAGTGCGCCAGCATCCGAAGCTCAAGCCCTGATGCGTCAGCGTCCACGAGGACCATGCCCTCAGGGGCGATGAACAGCGCGCGGAACTCTTTGCCATACGGTGAGCGTGGCTGTGGAACCTGAGCCAAGTTCGGCGCGATATGCGACGCGCGCCCTGACACAGTTCCGTTGGGAAGTACGCCACCGTGTATCCTGCCGTCAGACTCGTTGTAGTGCTTGAGTAGCGCATGGTCCCCTTCAGCGAGTTGGCTGATTCGCTTCTCGACCATGAGCATTTCCCCGATGAGCGGGGCTTCGGGATAGGGTAGGGCGGCGATGATTTCCTCGTTGACCTCAGGCTTGCCGCCATCGGTGAAGGATGTCGGACGCCAGCCACGGAGTTTCATCAGCCGGTCTGCGATATGGTCACGGGACCGGGGGTTGAACTCCACAATTTTCAGCTTCGTCATGGTCGCCCCGGCGACGTAACCCTTCTTTGCGTTGTCTTTCTTTGGAGTGAACGACGCGCCGGGCCGGAACCACCACTCAAAACACTCCTTGAGTTTGGCTTCCAGTTCCAGACGCTTCTTCACCAGAATTGCGTACAGTTCAACAGCGGCGGCTCGGTCAAACATGAAGCCGTTGCGTTCCTGCTCCGCGATGAGAGGATAGACTTCGTGCTCAAGGTCAAAGGCCGCTTGAGAGTAGTTCTTACTGACGATGAGGTTGTAAAGCGCGTGGGTGACTTCAACATCTTGGACACAATAGTCTTCCATCTCCTGCGTCCACTTCTCCCACGGCCCTACGAACTCTCCCTTGAAGATGCCGAGCCGGTAGCCCCATGCCTTCAAGTGGTGCTTCTTGATACAGTCCTTCGGGAACTCCCCGCGATTGGCCTTCGCCATGTCGATGTCCCTGATGTTCGTCCAGATGAGGTAGGTACAAGCGATGGTATCGAAGGCTTTAGCGCGGGTCTTCCAGTTCGGATACAGTTTGCGGATTGCCCACAGGTCATACTTGATGATGTTATGTCCGACGATAACGTCAGAGTCCGCCAGCATTTGAAGACCAAGCGGGATGGAGTTCTCTATCCCGTTCTGCCGGAACCTGTGGACCTCGTTTGTTTCTACGTCTTTGATGACGAGAACATGAATACGGGTTGGGTCGTACCCATCCGTTTCAATGTCGAAGATTCTTATACTCATACAATCTCCTTTCGGTCACTTGACTCGCTGGAAATAATCCTCAGGGAAAGGGGCCGGTTTAAGGATTCCAACAGGCGTCTCAACTGGTCGTCCCCCCGTCATCCCCACCCCTGAGATTCGGATTCAAAGTCTAAAAAGCAGTCGTATCCATCCCCGCCACACGTCCCACCATTGGGAAACGAGGGCGGCTACATTCCGCGTTCTTACTTCATCGGGTTCATTGTCAAACAGGTAGTCAGGCTTGAAGTCGCCCCACTTGCCGGGGCCGAGCTTGAACATCAGAACTTCCGCTCATAATAGAGATGAAGCAGGGGATACCTCATGGTTTGACCTTCGCTATCTCCCGCTCAATAAGCCGATCCAAGTACGTCCGCGCCTTCATTAAGTCCTCAAGGGGCTTGCCCTTGTACTTGTAGCGGCACAGGTACTTGACCACGTTGCCCTCGCAGTAGTCGAACTTCTGGTCGAGGACAAAGTCGATGACTTCAATTTCACCCTGCGTGTAGTGCTTCGGCTTTTTCACAGGGTCGTGCGACGGCTGAGAACCGCCGACAGGACCGGGGTTCTTCTCGTCCAGTTCGATGCCATTGTTGTCGAGTATGTTCGGCCAGATGGACTTGCGGTTCTCGTGGTCATGCATCCGAAACAGTTTGACCGGCTGATGGTCAGGACAACCAACACAAAGCCGGGGGTCCGGTTCAAACTTTCTGACACCAGACTTACGGTCCACACAGAACTTATCGACATAGGCATCACACGAATCACATGATGGATACTTTCCCATACACGCCTTCCTTTCTTAGTAGTCGATGCTTCCATCCTCTGTCGCCGCCTGA